AGCACTGTCCATGCGTACCAATAGCTTGGCGTTTCGCTGTTTACACTTAGCTCATTCGTAATGAGCAAGTCGTGGGTTCGAATCCCATCATCAGCTTTATCAATGGCTGACAGAGATAATATATAATTTGCGAGACATCATTTAATGCATTTTTAATGCACTTTATATTTATAATGCATTATATGAAGTGTATAACTTATCAATCGCTTGTATTTTTGTATTTGCCGTACTGTGTACATAGCGATTAATAGTTATATCAGCCTTTGAGTGTCCCAACAGCTGGGACACTGTTTTTATGTCCTCGCCATTTTCTATTAGTCTTGTAGCAAACGTATGTCTAAGACAATGAAATGTGACTTCTCTAATCTTGGCTTTTTTGCATAGCATCTTTTGTGCCTTGGATATGCTATCGTACTTTATTTGTTCTTTATTGGTGTTTAGAAATACAAAATCGTCTTTACTGGCACCATTATTTATTTTAAGCTCTTTCAATTTTTTATTTATATTTTTATGGATTGGGATATCTCTACTCCCTGACTTAGATTTAGGTTCTTTGGTATGCATTATATCTTGAGAGTTTCCATCGTTATCATATTTTTTGACCAGTCTCTTTGTTTCTCTCACCTTGATTGTCTGATTGTCCAAATCAACGTTTTCCCATCTTAAAGCGGTTATTTCACCTACCCTCATTCCGGTATTTAGTTCAAGTACAAATAATAATTCGTAGTGGGTTTTGCTAAGAACTGACATGAATTTAGCTTGCTCGTCAATAGTAAGAACATCTATAGCCTTTTCTTTATATGTTGATCTCGGTGGGCTAATAGCGGCTACAGGGTTAACCCTTATAATATTGTTTGCTATCGCATGATTAAATGATTGATGCAACAAGTACTTTATCATGGATATTGATTGATTACTGAGATCGGACTTAGAATTAATAAACTTCTGCACATCGTTGTGTATTGTTACTTTGGCGTCATAACCTCCAAAAGTAGAGTCCTTGATATGCGTATTATATAGGCTCATATAACGCTCAAACGTACCAAGGCTTACTCTAGGTTTAACATTAACAAACAGATGCGTATGCATCAATTTTTCAATACTGATATTAACCTTAGACATCTCGGCCCCATAGGTGTTGATGTCATTAAGGTATTCGCTTATTTTTGATTCAACCTCTTTTTTAGTGTTGCCGTAAAAGCTCTTTCTTTTGCCGCCGCTATTTACTTGGCCTAGCCACTTCCCATCTTTGCGCTTGCTTATGCTCGCCATAAGTCGTCAACTCCTTTCATGTAACACAGTTCTCCGGATGTTTCATAGTAGTAGTGATTTATTTTTAGTGAGTATACATAGTACGCATCACGTAAAAACCATTCAGTTATGTCTAAATACTCTGCTCTGCAAAAATCGCAATGATTAAGCATGACAGCCATTAAATATTTCTCATATGTTATAAGTTCCTTAACGGCCCAAATGTGAGCGTTTTTCTCTTGCTTAACATTTATAATATTCCGCTGATCTAATATAATGCCACTGCTAGTAAAGTGATGCCCTAACTCTTCGGCCAGGACACACTTTTTTTCTATGCTACTCATTCTTTTTTCGATAAATATAATGTCATTGCTGTATGCGCCTTTTAATCCAAACGGCAAACTCTTCTCTGTAATTCTCACATCATTGCAATATTTCTTTAATAGTTCGTCATATGTCAATACAATCACCCCTAATTGTTTTGTTTTTTACTTCCCTCATCGTTTATCTTTTTTTCCTCTTCATCGAAGAGGGCGTTAAGATATTTTAAAATCATGTCCATCTTCTTGTCTGTAATCTCCTTGTCCTCCAAATGCGCAGCGATAGTTCTAATCTTGATAGGCATTTCTTCACCATCATTACCAATTAAGTAATCCACGGAAACGTGAAAATAATTAGCAACCCTAGTAAGTTTATCGATACTAGGAGAAACCTTTTCCCATTTACTGATAGTGCTACGGCCAAACCCTAATTCCTTCTCCAAAGCATTAAGATTTGTATCTTTTTTTTTGCATAATTCTCTTACTCTATCAACGACAGACATATCACTCGCTCCTTCACATTAAAAAAAGTTAGAATATTTTCTGAAAAAATCGTTGACATTCAGAATAAATTCGCATATACTGAATTTAAGCCGAAACAGTCAACAACAACAGGCCAATAAATAATCAACCAAACGCCGCCAAACGTATTGTTTTTATGTTTATAGGTCTGAATATTTTCTTTACAATCAGTATATTATCATACTTTGTTCTGAAAATCAACTGTTTTGCTGAATAAATTCAAAAAATATGCATGTAAATTAAGAAAATAATATACTTACATGCAAGAAAAAGGGAGGAGAGTCGAATAAATGACATTGACAGAAAGAGATATCACGCTAGTAGACAGAATTAAAATACTTTGCATAAAGCATGGAACGAACTTATCAAGACTTGAGTTAGAAGTTGGATTAGGCTCCGGCACAGTATCAAGATGGGTCACTGTATCTCCAACATGCGAAAATATTCGCAAAGTGGCTGATTATTTCGGAGTAACAATTGACTCACTTGTAAAAGGAGAGTGATGCTGATTGACAAAAGCACAAGAAGAATTATTGTTGTCAGAGATTGATGCGTTAAAGAAAAAAGTGAAGTCACAAGACGCAAGGCTATTGAAGCTTGAAGAAACTGGTAATTTGAAGAAGTTAGATAGAACATCTTATACGGTCGCTGAGGTTGCTGAGATACTCGGTAAATGCCCTCAGACAATAAGGCAAATGATAAGAAGGGGTGAGTTAGAATCTCATAAATTGGGATGCATTAGGATAACAGGTGAAAGCCTTAGAGAAGCAATGAAAATATGAAATAAGGGGGATTTATCGTGAGAAGGAGTCAAGTAATTATAACATGCGATAGATGCGGAAAAGGGGAAGCTTTTGATACGGGATATGGCTCAAACTTTACTTACGGAAAAGTAGCCATGGAGATAGATTTACCATCTCAGAAATACTCTGAATACAAAAGCTATGAGCTTTGTCCTGATTGCTTAGCTGAGTTAGGAATAATAAATGAAGAGAAAAAAGTAATAGAAAATCAAGACACCAAAGAGCCTAGCGTGGCAGAAAAGCTTTACAATGTCATTTGTGAAATAGTAGCAGACAACATCGAACAATAAAGGGGGATTTAGTATGAATCTATATCAAACAGTTACTCAAGATAACCCAGCGTGGAAAGCGCTAGTAATACAAAAAGGTGCTTACGCTACTGCAATGGATATGATCGTATTATTTGCTAGAGCACAAAGTATGCTAGCTAAATACTCAAGAGACAAAGAATGTGAGAGAAAATCAATTATAAGGCTGCATGGTGACTTAGCACTAGCACTTAGAGAGATAGAGGTAATGTTTGATATAACAGAGGATGAAAAGTTAGAAGGCCACACACTCGCAAATATGGCTCTAGTAGAGGAATTACAAGAGCTAGAAGAAAAGGAGGGATATTAATGTTAAGTGAAGAAGCAGCTATAAGAAAATTGGAAATATTAGAAATTGATTTGGATTATATCAAAAGATGTAAGAGCCAACATTTTAGCAAAGACATTCTAGCTATGTATCAATTAGATATAGACATAAAACAAGCAAAGATAGACGCATACAAAGAATTTTTGGAGGTGCAGGATGCTGAATGAAGAATCTGTAAGAATCAAATTAGAAAGACTTGAAGTATTGCTAGATGAAAAATTCAAACTGATTAGCAAATCTATCTCAGATAGAGTAAGCATGTTAGATATCAATGACATGCACACAGATGCAGCTATACTGCAAGGAAAAATATTAGGAATCAAAGAAGTATTGGAAGAAAAATAAAAACTTAAAAGTAAAGGAGATTCAATCATGGATTTTATGCCAACGAAATATGAATTCCTTACTAAAGATGATAGTAATATGGATGGTTCAGCAGTTATATTTTACACCGACTTGAAGCTAGACGATGATTATTTGACAGATATACCACCGACATTATTAATTCCAACACAGGCTGAATTAGAGCATCTAAATAGCATATCAACATTAGCTCTATTGCAACTAATCAAGTATAAAAGTGAGATTGACCAAGACTTATTGAGCCTTAGTAATAAGGTGTATGAGATTGTTTGGTGACAAGGAGGTCTGGTACAAAAGAAAATCTGACAGTGAAAACATATGGGAAGTAACTGTAAGGCAATATACTAGCAGCAGCTTTGAGGTAGAAAGTTACTCCAGATTCGCAGTAATAGGAAAAATTGAAGAAGCCATGTACAAAAGAGGGGATAACCCAAGAGAATATAAATTTATACCGGAAGGGTGTGCATGGTAATGGAAGAAGATTACGAGTTTTTGATTATTGATACGCTAAAAAAATGAAATAGTGATAGACCCGGGGATTATTAATAATTCCGAAGAGGCTTTTCTCACTCTATTGTATCTCAATACAGGCTTAGAAGAAGATGGGTTGTTTTCAAATTTCCAGATGATATCAAGGAAGAAAAGTTTATTAAAAACCATAGGAGGTATTGTATGAAAGGTAAACGATTGACAGCTTACGATGTGATAGGTTTGCCATTGGGAACTAAGGTTATTGTTAACAGAATAGGCAGAGCATGGAAAAAAGAAGAATTAAGAGAATCAATTGAAACAGTTGAAAGCGTTATTTCACTTGGAGAGCCAACAATAGCAACCCGAGATGAAGAGGGATTTTGGAAAAGGGTTTTCTCAGAAAAAGAAACGATAAAAATGTGTTGTGAAACCGAATACTACGAATACGTAGAAGGGAACCTCACAAATGAAGAAACTATCTAATATTTTAGTTATCTTATCAGTATTAGCAACACCATGCATGGTAGTACAATCATACCAAACCAGAGGTTACTTAGCGGTAGGTGGTGAATGGTTACTTATTCCACTCACTATATTAATCATACTACTAATTAGTCAAATCAAATCATTATGGAAGGAGTGTATAGATGACACAAAAGAAAGAAGATCATGACGGCTTTATTGATGAATTACTAAAGACAGCATCTAGTCACGAGGTGTTACACAACTTAACTGAGAAGCCTAGCATAGAAAGTTATGAAGCAGCTTTTACATTACTACTAGAGGAACTTGAAGAGACAGAAGAAGCACTAGCAATGACAAAACAGTATGTGTGGAATTTCTTTCAACTAATACGCATGAATGCAGATGCAGTAGAAATGAATAAGCACATGGAGTTGATAGCATTTTCAGCATTAGAGACAATGCATGAAGCCTTACAGATAAGAGCAGTAGCACTTAAAACCATATCTCAAATAAAAAAAGAACCTACTGACGGGAATCAGTAGGAACAAAGAAAACAACTTATAGGCGCATTATACAACGAAAAGGGGTGTTTGTAAATGGCAACATTGAGAAGCTTAGAAAGAGAAGTATTAAGAAGAAAGCACGGCAACGGACAGCTAAGCAAGATTTACAAAAACATTAAAAATAAATTAAGAGTAGGCGGATTAAAGGCTGCAAGCAAAAAAGTTCATCAAAAGAAATCATTGTTCAAGAAGCTATTTAGCTTCAAAAAGTAGGTGACGATATGTGTTCTCCATGTTTTACATGTTCAGAGAGTGATAGATTTGTAGGTTGCCATGGCATGTGTAAAAAATATATAGACTGGCAAGCCGAGAACGAATTAAAGAAGCAAAGAAAGAATGACTTTTACAATAAAAACGGCATCTTGGTAGAGAGTTACGCAAGACATTCTAAGAGAAACAGAAACCCAAATAGAACGTATAAAGGAAGTTTAAGGTAAGGAGGCATAAATGAAGGTGCTTAATATAGAGGAAGGAATTATAGAAACAGCTGAGCAATTTACGGATGATGAAAAAGCTTACATAGAGATACTTAAAAAGAATAAATGTTTTACGGTAGGCAATCATCATTTCGCTGGATACTGCTTGAAATGCGGAAAGGCAATACTTGAGCAAGATGCTAGATATATAGAAAACAAAAACGGTCACGGCACTATAGCGGTAGATGCATACCATAGATGGTGCAAAAAATAACACATTAAAAGGAGAATTGTATGAAAATCAAAGCGATTAAAGTAACCAATTTTTTAGGAATAGATGAGTTTAACTTTTCACCATCCGGTATCAATATTTTTACAGGAGCTAAAGGGGCCGGAAAATCATCGATACTTGAAGCTATTGAAGCAGCTATAACTAACACCAAGAGAAGAACAGAGGTGATTAAACACGGCGAGGATGAAGCTACTCTTTTCGTAGAACTAGATAATGGGCTTGAAATAAATAGAAAGCTCAGGGCTCAAAAATCTGATTACTTCAAGCTAAACAAGACAGGCGAGTCTGTTAAGTCTACGGAGTCAGAAATAAGAAAGCTATTAAGCGGCGATATTTTTAGACCGCTGGATTTCATAGGCATGAAGCAATCAGAGCAAACAGCCATCATACTCAACATGATAAAAATGGAATACAGCGAAGATGATATTAAACAATGGTTTGGTGAAGGGATAAACATTGATACGTCTAAACACTTACTACAAACTTTAAAGGATATAGAGACAACATGTTACACGGAGAGACAAGATGCAAACAGAAGCATAACAACGCTAAAAAATCAAGTTTCAGGCATAGAAAAGACTCTCCCACCAAATTATGATGGTGATGAATGGAAAGATGTAAGTCTTAAGCTTTATTACGATGAAATCTCAGAAGCTCAAAAAGTTAATAATCTTATAGCCGAAGCAAACAGGCTTAAGGACAGCATCGACATATCAATAGAAAACATATCTATATCTGCCAGAAACAAGATAGCAAATGTGAAAGCGGATAGCATAGACCACGCTCAATCAATAAGGGATGAGATCGCAAATCTCAGAAGCAAAATAGCTATACAAGAAAACAATCTTGAACAGCTGAGAGAAATCGAAGAAGCAAAAATAAGAGACATAAACATGGAAAAAGAAGAACTGATAAGTAAGGAAAAAACTAGAGTGGAAAAAGCAGCTAAGTATATTGAATCAAATAGCATTACAGATATAAAACCTATCGAAGCCGAGATAGACAACATATTAAAAATGCAATCTTATCTCAGAGAGTGGGAGAGAATGAACACCATCAAAACAGGAGTGCTTAAGGATGAAATCGCTAGGAGCGAAAAACTTAGCAAGATGATAGACACTGCCAGAAGCAAACCTAGCGAAATATTGCAGAAACACAAGTTACCTATAGATGGAATAAGTGTAGATGAAAACTCAATGATACGCATCAATGGCACGTTGCTTGATGGCCTTTCAGATGGTGAAAAGTTAGAAGCAGCATTCAAGATAGCATTGCAAAGAATGGGCGAGCTAAGAGTAATATGCTTAGATGGATTTGAAAAACTTAACGAATCTGAGCAGAAAAAGATAGTTGAGCTTTGCGAATCTAACGACATTCAAGCCTTTATCACTATAACAATGGACACCGAAAACAACGCAGTGAATACAAAACACGAACTTTAATAGGAGGCGTGTATGGATAGAGAAAAGTTTGAACGGTTAATGGGAGTTATATTCACAGTAAACTCCACCACAGAACATCGCATATTATTCAGCTACGATGCATTATCTGAAACAATCAAATTGGTCATACATGAAGATGGATATTATATGACACAAGAAAAAGTGACACTAAGCTTAGACTACACACTAATAGAAAACGACTACTTGTATGTGTTGGCAAAATGCAAGGAACTACTAGAAAATAAGGAGGATAGCAGATGCAAAAATCAGAAAGTATCAAGAATTTAGCCGCAGCGCTAAGCGCATTCCAAGGAAAAGTAACTAACCCACCAAAGAGTGCAGATAACCCATTCTTCAAGAGCAAATATACACCGCTGGATACATTAGTTGATACAGCCAAACCAATACTCAAAGAGAATGGACTTAGCTACATCCAATCGTGTGATGGTGATGGTCTCAATATAAGCGTAACAACGCTATTAATGCATAGCAGCGGTGAGTGGGTAGAGATAGGCCCATTAACACTTAAAGCAGATAAGCAAACAGCACAAGGCGCTGGAAGTGCCATAACATATGCTAGAAGATATTCTCTAGCAGCAGCATTAGGTCTAGCGAGTGACGAGGATGACGATGGCAACGCAGCAAGCAACAATGATAAAAAAGGTAGCAATAAGCCGCAATCAGGTGCGAGTCAACAACAAGGTAAGCCAGCCACAAGCGGACTAACTCCGGCACAATTATCAAGGCTTTACGCCATAGCTAACACTGCTGGGAAATCAGCAGATAAAGTAAAAGCGCAAGTGCTTAAAGCTTACAACGTAGAAGTAAGCGCAATGACAAAGAAGCAATACGATGATGTGTGTGCTGCATACGAGCAAGCAGCAGCTAAGAAGGGAGATAATAATGAATAAAGCAATCTTAATGGGAAGATTAACAAGAGACCCTGAGGTAAGATATTCCCAATCAGCTAATCCGGTAGCAGTAGCAAGATATGGATTAGCAGTTAGGAGACAATTTCATAAACAAGGAGAGCAAGACGTTGACTTCTTTAACATAGTAGCATTTGGAAAAGCCGGAGAATTTGCGGAGAAATACTTTAGAAAAGGCCAGATGGTCTCTATAGTTGGCAGACTTCAAGTAAACAATTGGGAAGACCAACAAAAAGTAAAACATACCTCTGTAGATGTTGTGGCAGAAGAACAACATTTTGCAGAAAGCAGAGCTACATCCGAAAGTAATGCTCCGCAACAATCAGCACCAACAAATACTGCACCAGCACAAGCATTCAGTGTAGATGATGAAGAAGATGATATGCCATTTTAAGGAGGTGTCTCATGGATGATGTGCCAGGAATATTCAGGGACACATTTAACTTATATAAGCAGCACAAAGATAAAACAGACTGGCCCATGTGGTCACAAGGAATATATGAGGTGTCTGGAAAACATCCAGAAAGCGAACTTTGCGTTGAGATATTAGTAGCACTTACTAATTACATGAAAAGGAGAGAAGATGGAGAGAAAAAATAACAAAACCATAGGAAATGAGTTTGAAGATGATTTTGACAAGATCATGTTCGCTAACGGCTACACGGTTTATACGATGTATCCAAACCAAAAGGATGGCTCTCAGCCATTCGACAAGATAGCAGCTAAAGACAATAAGCTATACATGTTCGATTGCAAGACTTGCAAGAGCAATATCTTTAAATTAAGCAGAGTAGAAAGTAACCAGATGACAGCGTTTAACCTAGCAATGTCCAGAGGTAACACGAATTGCTACTTTGTATTTAAAACGCCAGGCGGTATTACATTGACCCACGCATCAGCAGTAATAGGTCAGAAGGAGGATAAGATAAAGCAGATAGATGTAAGCCAATTTGAGCCTATTGATAGGTGGGTGAGTAACTTTTGGAGATAATCGTAGACAATGAAATCACTATCAAGGGCGCACCTACTGGATTGACTAAGGTAATTATAGCTGAGCTAACAATACCTAATCCACAGTGGCAAAACAACCAGCGGCTAGGCATATCAAATTACAAGACAGAAAGAGAAAACAAATATTACAAGCTAAATGATGATGATTTGATCGTGCCTTTCGGGTTTTTGAATAAGTTATGGATACTACACCCAATCAAAAGCGATTACATGATTAATATAAGTGAGCCAGTTAAGCGTGATTATGCCAGCCTTATAAAGCTTTACGATTATCAAGAAGAAGCCATAAAGGAGGTATTGCGAGCTAAGAACGGTATTCTAGTAATGCCAGCTGGCAGCGGTAAGACGCAGACAGCATTAGAGATAATCGCAAGGCTAGGGTTTAAAGCTTTATGGATTACTCACACACTTGACTTACTTAATCAATCCAAGGCTAGAGCAAAGGATAACATGCCCGGAGCATCACTTGGCGTCATATCCGAGGGGCGCATACAGATAGGCAAGCATATCACATTTGCTACGGTGCAGACACTAAGCAACACAGACCTAACACAGTATAAGAGTGAATGGGACGTTATCATAGTCGATGAATCACACAGGATATGCGGAACAGCTAAAAACGCTAAGATGTTTTACAAGGTACTAAGTCACTTATCAGCTAGATACAAGATAGGCCTTACGGCTACACCGTACCGCAACGTAAAAGGCACAGAGAAAGCTATGTTTAGTCTCTTAGGTGAAGTAATAACAGAAGTATCAAAAGACGTTGTACGCACGATTAAAGCGATCATACAGCCTATACAAACATCATTCACGATAGAAGAAGATTGCCTAAAGACGGATGGCACTATCGACTACACGAAATTAGTCGGAGTTATGGCAGATGATGAAGCTAGAAACGATCTTATCGCTAAGCACATTAAAGAGAATAAAGGACATTATTGCTTAGTATTGAGTGACCGTTTGAGTAATTTAAAGGCCCTACAAGAGCGATTAGGCCAAGGGGTTATAATTGATGGCAAAACCAAAAAAGACGTAAGAGAACAGCGTATAGCGCAAGTAAAGGCAGGATTAGTACACATATTATACGCTACATATGCACTAGCAAAAGAAGGTTTAGATATACCGCGGCTAGATAGATTATTTCTAGCTATGCCACGCAAGGATAAGGCCACTATTATACAGGCAGTTGGCCGTATTGAGAGAGAAATGGAAGGAAAAGAAGTGCCAGTCGTATATGACTTTGTAGATGCAGCAGACTTTTACGAAAATCAGTACACGGTTAGAAGAAGAATTTATAAAAAAAATGGAAACGAGGTGATTTAAGTGTCAAAATCTATCAAAACAGTATCTAATAACAAGGTTTCAGACTTTCAAGACAAGAACGGAGTTTTAATACAAGAAGGGGATATAGTATATGCTACTTCAACAATAATATTTTTCAGAGAATATCAAGGTAGATACTTTGTATATTCACAAAATGGATTATTTGGCATGAAAGCTGCAAATGGAATGGGGTTCGGACTTTGCAACGAATTTACCTATGAAATCATAAGCAATATTAATAACATAAAAAAAAGAAAGAGGTAATGTAGATGTATGGTATTTACAATACTGTGAAAAAAGAATTTCAGTTCGGTATATGTGATAAATACAAGAACAGAGCATGGAAACAATTATTCAATAAAATTGGTAAAGACGCCTACAAATGGCGATTCAAGGTTGAAAAGATACCAGAAAATAAACTATTGGAGGTAAGCAAAAATGGAGAATGAAATGCAAATTGGATTAAATAGTCCGCTGTTTGAAGAAATGGTTGAATCAGCTGATACAGCAATACAGGAAGTGATTGAGGATTTATACAAGGGTGGTTTTGAGAAAGGACATATCTTAGTAAGTTTTGACCTCAGTCTTATACCTAATGAAAACGACAATACGCTAAAGGCGCCTAGCCTATCATACAAGGTAAACTCTTCATGCAAGCGAGAGAGCAAGCAAAAAGGCAACATGACATCGCTAAATGCAATAGTTGAGCGAGATGGAGAATATGTTGAGGTATCGGTAAAAGCAGCACAAAAGAGCATATTTGAAGAAGATGGGGACGATGAATAGACTTGAGATAGTCAAAGAACAGATCAGGCAGCAAGTATCACTCACACAGCTAATAGAAAGGTTAACAGGGCAAAGGTTTTCAAAAGGGAAGATACTTTGCCCTTTCCATACAGAAAAAACACCTAGTTTCATAGTTACAGAAAGCAAAGGCGTATATTATTGCCAAGGATGCGGAGCCGGAGGAGATATATTTTCATTCGCATCAAGACACCAAGGATTAGATTTTACAGATGCTATTCGATTTATTGACAATGAGTTTGAACTTGGCTTGATGGATGGGAATATAAGCGTAGCGGCCCAGGTAGCAGTTAGAAAAGCTAATGAGCAGAGAGCGCTAGAAGTGAAAGCAGCTAGGCAAGCAAATGAACGATACGAAAGATTATGCGCATTGTACAGGGTTAACAATCTAGCAGTTAAGAAACTAGAGCCTATGAGTGATACATGGGGGCAATGTATATGGAGGTTGGAGTGGCTAGAGTACGCCATGGAAGAGGAATTAAAGCAATTAAAATAATTTTTTGATTGGGGTGAGAATATGAATATTATTTGTAACACATATGATTGTGCTTTTTGTATTAATGATCGATGTACTAGGCAGTATAGTTTAAAAATTGTTAATGGGGTTTGTAAGAGTTTTGAACCTGATGAGGATATCATTGATGAAGAAGATGATTATAACTTATAAAATTAGTTTTTGAAAAGGGGGTGATGCGTTGGAAAAACTAATATTAGATGCATGTTGTGGTAGCAGAATGTTTTGGTTTAATAAGAAAAACGAAAAAGTTGTCTATATGGATAACAGGCAACTTGAAGATACATTGTGCGACGGAAGAAAGTTAGAAATAAACCCAGATATCATCGCTGACTTTAGGAATATACCTTATCCGGATAAAAGCTTTAAGTTAGTGGTTTTCGACCCTCCTCATTTGATAAAAGCAGGAGAATCCTCATGGTTGGCCAAGAAATATGGAAAGCTGTCAGACACCTGGAGGATGGATATTAAAAAAGGATTCAGTGAGTGTATGAGGGTTTTAGATGACCATGGAACATTGATTTTTAAATGGAATGAAGATCAAGTGAGCCTAAAAGAAGTGCTTAAAGAAATACAATACGAACCACTGTTCGGTAACAAAAGAAGCAAAACGCATTGGTTAGTATTCATGAAGTAATAAAATTGACTTTTGAAAGGGTGATAGCATGAGTTTTGAGACGATTGAAAGGAAGCGTGTAAAAGCAAAAACAGAGCATTCTTGTAGTTGGTGTAACAGCACAATTGAAAAAGGAGAAGAATACACATACAACAAAAATAAGACAGAAGATAACCTGCACGCATGGTATGAGTGTGACAGGTGCAAGGATTTAGTTGAAGAGATGTTCAAAAAGGGCTATGACGACCAAAAAGGATACTGCGACAGTGACGATTTTAGTTGCTTCATAGAGAATGAATACGGTATAAGTTTTCAAGAGCTGTACGAACATCAGAAATGTTTATAAAATCCGAATTTGTAAAGGAGTGAGTGGATGAAAGTATTTAGACACAAGAGACACAATGCTTATCAGATTACCAAAAAGTTAGTTATAGTCAAATATAATAAAGGTAGCAAGATTAAATTTTATTTTAAAGGCCGTGGATTCTCAAACTTGAAATTCAGCTTGTATCCACACAAAGAATGGCGGTATTTTCATTGGCTTATAAGGCTACCATTTTTATATTTTCAAAAAAATAATGGTGGCTATGAAATAGGATTTCCAAATTGTTACTTATGGATTATCAAATAAAATTCGATATTGAAAGGATGATTGGATGTTAGATATCAAAAAGTTTGAAGAAGAAGTACACGAAAATGCCGTAAATCATGGGTGGTGGGACGAAGACAGGACTTTCGGTGAATTGATAGCCTTATGCCATAGCGAGTTATCAGAAGCTCTTGAGGAACACAGAGACAACAGAGGAATGACAGAGACTTATTACCGAGAAGATGGTAAGCCGGAGGGCATACCTACTGAGCTGGCTGACGTAATTATCCGCATCTTAGATATGTGTAGAGAGTATAAAATTGACATAGTGGCAGCACTAAAAGAAAAACATGAGTTCAACAAGACAAGGCCGTACAAACATGGAGGTAAGGTTATATGAAAATTTATGTAGCTGGGCCGATAACAGGCATTTTAAATTATAGAGAAGCATTTAACGCAAAAGAAAAGGAACTTCAAGAGAAAGGGCATATCGTAATAAATCCGGCGTTTTTGCCGGATGGATTAAAAGATTATATGCCGATATGTTACGCAATGATAGATCAGGTAGATGCAGTTTGCTTCTTGAATGGATGGCAGAATAGCGCTGGATCAAAGCTTGAGTATGAGTACGCATCAAAGAAAGGTATACAGATAATAGCACCATTCATTGAAAGATTCGAGCAAGAAGAAGGAATAGCATTGTAAAAGTCAGATTTGTAGAGGTGAGATAGTGTTATACATGGCTGTGACAGCAGATAAGTATGAATTGCCATTGTGTGTAGGTACAGTGCAAGAAGTAGCTGCATGGGCAAATATAAGCGTTAAGTATCTGTACTCTCAAATCAGTAAGGCTAAGACAGGGAGACTTAACGGGAAATCATCCGGCAGGATATTTGTAAGAGTAGAAGAAGAGTAATAAAATCGAAATTTGGAAGTGAGGCGGTGCGGTTGGAAATCAGATTGTTAGATATAGACGCTAAGATGCCGATCATCCCACTTATGAAAGCTGCAACATATCATAAATCAAAAAATGATAATGTGGATTGGATTAACCCTATATCTGATATTGGCATTAAAATAGACAAGGTATATGCAAGCAAGTTGTTTAATTATAGTGATGATTATCTTTATTATCCACCGGGTGCAGAGATCATAAAGGGTGGCACAGGATTTGATATCAAAAGTAGGCTGCCGGAAGAAATAGAAAAGATAAGAAAGTTAGACTATAGCATATACCCACAACATGAGTATTCAATGCAGTTTTTCAGCCGAGGGTGCATAAGGAATTGCCCGTTCTGTGTGGTTAGAGAGAAAGAGGGTTATATACATCCTGTGGAGCCGCTAGATCTTAATCCTAAAGGTAAGCACATAGAAGTCTTAGACAATAACTTCTTCGCCAATACAGAATGGAAGAAAGCCATAGAACAGCTATTAAAGTGGGGGCAACCAGTTAATATGCAAGGTGTTGACGTTAGGATCATGAATGAAGAACAGGCGTATGCGCTCAATAAGCTAAAACACTTCAAACAAATTCATATAGCTTGGGATAATCCAAAGCAGGACATAACAGAAAACATAAAAGCCATGGTTAAACACGTTAAAGCATATAAGATTATGTGCTATGTGCTAATCGGATATTGGAGCACTCCGGAAGAAGATTTATATAGAATTGAGAAATTAAGAGAGCTGAAAGTTGACCCACTTGTAATGCCTTTCAATAAAAAAGATGTATATCAAAACAGGTTTACTAGATGGGTAAATCACAAAGCTATTTTTAAAAGCGTAAAATGGTCAGATTATAGATAACCTAATAAAAACGAAGTTTGAGAAGGAGGTGAAATCATGGAAAAGATTTATACCGATGAACATGTAAAATTCGCTCATGAACTTGATTTTATAGGCGTGAAGCACAAGATAATAAAGGATGAATTTTATAAAAAGTTTGGATTAATTGTACCCACTAATTCACTTAGGATGATGCTTAATAGGAGTTGCGCAGCAGAAATGAACAGAATAGAGCAGCTTAAGCAGGAAATAGAAATAGGCTCTACAGTTAAGATAAGATGGATTGGGTTAGGCAGAGAAGAAACAGAAGTAAGAGAAGGTGAGGTTGAATACATCCATCCATTGAAAAGATTTGTGACCGTATCTGTAAATGGAATTAGAGCATCTAGGCCATACGATGAGATATTGGAGGTAGTGAATGACACTAAGTATAGATAATTATAATATTTTTATAAAAAATGATGGCAAATGGAAGCAGATATACCCACTAAAAGATCATAAAGGGGCAACAATACTAACTCAACAGGCGATTACACATACAGAACAAGGGATTTCAATATCAGATATAAAACATCAAATACATTACATCGAAGATGGGGCGTATAAGGTGGGAATATTCAACAACGAAGATGTAAGATTTGAAGCGTTGCCGTTCACAAAGATGTTGACAGGTGAAGAATAATAAGTAAATGCATAAATATGCATAAAAAACGACTACATGAGGTACATAAGGAGGTGATAATAATTGTATGCGAGTGAAGTACAAGAATTAGACGAAATATCTATACTGCTAGAACCTACATTCATAGCACTCTTTGATAAGACCAGCGAGGTTGAGAGGGTAGAACTAGAAGAAGCATTATTGAAACACGCTGAAAAGATAGGCGTACTAAAGGCATTTAAGCGCAGACTTACGGCCTATAAGAAAGACAACACAAAGATAAACCCTTTTAAATGTGGATTCACTCTAGCTCTAAATGACAAAGGTAATCCAGTAGCTAGTATAGATAATTTCTTGCAGATACTCAGAAATGATCTCAACTATGGCAACACATTTGTACTTAATGAGCTTACCGGATATCCTGAGCACATAGTTGATGGTGAAAAGATTAAGTGGACTAATGTAGATGACAGCGAGCTAAGAAGGTACATAGAGAAAACCTATAGGATCCACAACGAGAAGAAGCTTGATGATGCGCTTAGGATTATCTTTTTTGAGAACACCTATAACCCTGTTAAGGAAATTATAGAAGCTACTAAGTGGGATGGCAAGCCAAGGGTTAAGCACATGCTTACTAAATGGCTTAAGGCAGCAGATGATGTATACGTCCATGAGGTAAGTCGCCTAATATTTGCAGGAGGGATACACCGACTATACAATCCAGGTTGCAAATTTGATGATATGCCTGTTCTAATGGGAAATCAAGGCAGTGGAAAGAGTAGTTTTGTAAGCTGGCTGGCACTCAAAGAAGATTATTTCAGAGAGGTTAAGGAGATAGAAGGACAAAAGGGCATAGAAGCACTAGAAGGAGCGTGGATATGCGAAATGGGGGAACTGCTTGCACTTACTAAGACAAAAGAAGTAGAAGCGGTAAAGGCCTATATAACGTGCAGAGTAGACACCTATAGAAAACCGTTTGATACACGGGTAACGGACCACAAAAGACAATGTGTATTCCTTGGGACCACCAATAAAACAGAGTTCCTCACCGACAAAACAGGGAATAGGCGTTATTATCCGGTAGTATGCAACAATACGGGGTATGAGTTATACAACAACATAGACGCTATACAGGCAGACATATTGCAAGCATGGGCCGAAGCAAAGCATTTATACGACAAAGGTAAGATGCAACCATTTGCTGATGAGAAACTACTAGACATCATAAGGAGCCATCAAGCTGATGCGGTGGAGGACGATTATCGCATAGGAATGATTGAAGAGTACTTAATGGATGAAAAGAGAGACATAATATGTGTCATGGAATTATGGCAAAAGGCTCTTAATGAACCTCAGAAGCCTAGTAAGAAGGACAGTATAGAAATAGCATCTATAATGCAAGGCTTCAAAGGATGGCGTAAAAGCAGTGGACCTATAAGAATAACCGGGTATGGAGTACAGAAATATTGGTACAGGGATAAGCAGCTTGAAATAGATGAAAATAAGCATTTACTTGACAAGAGTCATAATTGACCAAAGTCATGTATAATTTTGTAAGTGAAATTTATATCATTTTGTCTTATTTTATGTATACATTGATAGTCAAAGGCGAAATTAAATTGTTAATACAATTAAGAATTTTCTGTGGTTACACTTGGTTACAACTTGGTTACACTATAGTTACACTATATAAACCTATATATATCAATACTTTAAGTATAGTAGTATATATATTTGTAACTATGTAACCAAGTTTTGAACTCTATAAGAAAAAAATATACTTTTTATATATATATTTATTATTTATTTATATACGTTGCAGAAAACGTGGTTACAAGCAAAGTTGGTTACAAAACGCTTGTATCCATTGATAGTCAAGACATTCAAGTGTAACCATCTTTTTTAGAGTTGGTTACAAGCATGTAGGAGGTGTTTATGAAAAAATGTATAACAACGTAGACTTTGCTGCTGAGCTCAAGGAAATAAGGGAAATGAAAGGCATAGGACTTAAAGAAATGGCTAATAAGCTTAAAACAAGTACTAGCCAGATACATCGTATTGAATCAGGGCAAAACATTACTGTAAGTGTATTGGCTGAGTATTTGGAGCAAATAGGACTGGATATATTGGATATATTCAAAGAGTAAGGGGTGATACATTGCCAGCTATTGATAATTCATACAGTAGGGTAGAGGGTATGCTATATAGCTATCCTAAAGTAAAGGCAGAAATAGAAAACATAAAGCTAGATATAGATGAGCTTAATGATGTGTTAGGCATTAAGGGAGCTAGCAATAACCAGATCAAGCCAAGCACAGCAACATACTCATTTAACTCAAATGTTGAGAATGAGGTTATAGATAGGGATGATAAGATACAAAACCTTAATCGTATGCTTAGGAGCAAGGAGCGGCATATCAAGAAGATAGATAACGGACTCAGTACTCTTACTCCTGATGAGCTTAAGCTTGTAGAAATGAAATACTTTAGAAGGGAGAAGATAGACAGGATAGCAGATGTAATGGACAGGAGTACAGATACGATAGTCAGGAGAAGGAAAGATATTATATTAGAGTTGATTAATATATTGTAGGAGGTGTGATAGTGTATGCCATAATGAATAAAAGAACTAAGAAGTGGTTATATGGTACAGACAAAAGGAATTGTAAGTTTAAGCAACTCACTTCACATGACAAGGTGCTTACATTTAGCAGTATGCGTGAAGCCAATCATAATTTTGAACATAGAGAATGTGGTAAAAATTATGAAATTGTGCAGATAGAAGTTAAAATTATAGGTGAATAAGTTGAAAACAAGTATTATTTAATTATAATTTGCCGTAGAAAGTAATTATTATGATGTGGTAATATTGTATCATAGCAAGTTAAGCAAAGGGATAGAAGCGGATTGATTGACTCATGTAGTCGATTGGTTCGCTTTTTGTATTGAGAGGAGATTGGTAGATGGATATATTATTTGAGTGCGTTGAGTGTGGCAACAAAGAGATACATAAGAACGGCAAGGACGGTATAATTTGTAGCAAATGTGGTGGCTATTTGCATGATAAACGTTTTGCTGTTGGAACTGATTACTCTGAGGCTAAAGATATGACCGCGGTCACAGCTACAAAGAAAGGTATACATATTCAAATGATTGTTGATACATCTGATATGGATGATGCATTGATTAAGATTAAAGAGTTGAATGATGAAATGGAAAAGTATATCAGATTACAAAATGTTGTTCAGACTATTCCTATTAGACATCCATTAGATGAATCAATAGACTATAGGATACTGCATAGTCCTAATGTGGATTGATATGGCTAGAGTATTTGCTAAGAGTTTCTATAACTCAAAGGAATGGAAGAGGGTAAGAGAATATGTATTCAACCGTGACCATGGATTATGTAAGTGTGGCAATGCAGGAGAAGAAGTACATCATACTACTTACTTAACTCCTGATAATATAGGTGATGCAAGCGTGGCACTTAATCCAGACTTGCTTGTTACATTGTGTAAGGAGTGTCACATGAGAGAACATGATGAGCATTCAGGTGTTGTTGATGGATTGATGTTTGATGAGCATGGAGACTTAATACCTATGTCCCCCCTAAAAAAGTAGGGTGGGTGTTATTCTTAAAGACCGAGAGACGAACAAGAAAAATCCTCCGAACGATAAAATCGGGCGCACAAGGGGGTGTAAATTGAAAGGAGTGGTTAATATAGATATATCAAATAAGGATTTTCAAGAAAAATTCATAGCAGAAGAGATAGAAAGAATCAACGAGATCATAAAAAATATTAATACAGAGAAAAAGAAAATGGCTCAGCCATTAGTATACAACGTTGCTTTTATGGCTGCAACGCTAAATAAGCTCAAAGACATAATTAATGACAAGGGGCCTATTAGCTACATGGAGCAAGGTTCTCAGAAAATGTGGATTGAGTCTCCCGCTCAAAAAAGCTATAACAGCATGATTAAAAACTTTAATACCTCTATGCGACAACTATTTGAACTTCTTCCTAAGGATGCTGCAGACATTATCGTCAATGCGCCAGACAAGCCAAAGCCTGAGAGTGAGAAAGATACTCTTGAGAAATACCAGGAGAAGTACAATAAGTAATGAATTATATCCGTGAATACTGGCAGCGGATAGCAAGCGGTGAAATAGTTGCATGTAGAAAAATTAAAGTAGTTTATGAATACTTAGTGTATTGCTTAGATCACGATATGGGTCAATGGCGATTTGATGAAGCCTTGGCGAATAAACCCATAGATTTTGTCGAGACTTTTTGTTTGCAGTCTCAGGGCCGTAATGCTGGAAAGCCGCTTAAGCTGGAATTGTTCCAGAAAGCCAGGCGCCAAGCTATATTTGGATTTGTTGATAAGGTAACGGGATTTAGACAATACACTGAATCCATGACAGTGGAAGGCCGTAAGAACGGCAAGACCACTGAGAATGCTGCTGACGGCATGTATATGCTCGTAGGAGATGGCGAAGGGTCTGCCGAGGTATATTTCGTAGCTACAAAATATGACCAAGCTAAGAAGGCATTTAATGAGTGTCACAAGATGGCTAGCATGAACCCATCGGCAAACGTATTATCTAAGTACATAAGAAAAACTAAGACAGGTTTGAGTTATGATAGTACATTTTCCATCATGCAACCACTTGCAAGTAAAGACTTGGATTCACTCAATACTCACTTTGCTTGCATAGATGAGCTTGCAGCTATAAAAAAACGTGAGCTCTATGATGATATGAAGCAATCAACATCATTCAGGGACCAGGCATTGATTAGCAGTATAAGTACAAATGGATTTGTAAGAGAGTGCATATTTGATACGCAGTATGATTATGCTGCAAGTGTTATTGATTACATGGAAGATTTTTTACTTAAGGCTAAAGAGCATGGTTATGATGAGATAATGCGGCTCATAGCTGAAAATAATATAACATTTAAGGGTAGGAAGGATGATAACTTTCTGCCCTTAATTTATGAGCTGGATGATCGCGCAGAATGGGATAATGAAGATTGCTGGATAAAGGCCAACCCCGGTATAGATACAATCAAGAAAAGGCATGTGCTAAGGGGATACGTGAATAAAGCCAAGGGCGATGCGAGCTTTAAAGCTACAGTAATGGTTAAAGACTTTAACATGAAGGAATCCTCTGTCACTCGCTGGCTATTATGGGAGCAGCTCTACAATGACAAGATGATAGGTATAGAACATGGTAAGAAAGACTTTACTTATGCGGATATGGTGGCAGGGTTTAAAAGCATGGGTTTTGATTATGCTATAGGTGCCATAGACTTTGCTGAAACAGCGGACCTTGCAAGCGCAAGAATCTATTGTATGAGACCAAATGACCCACAAATATATACATTACAAATGTACTGGACTCCTGGTGATGGCATAGAGGATAAAAGTAAGAATGATGGAGTATCTTATACTGCTTGGGAAGCTAGAGGACTTATAAGAACATGCGAAGGGTACAAAATCAGGAAAGAAGATGTAATTGCATGGTTTGATGAAGTTAAAGAAGAACTTGATATCTATACAAGTTTTGGGGGATACGACCCATGGCATGTTATGGAGGCTGAGCAAAAACAGCTAGAAAACACATACGGTAAGAATGCGTTTAAGCCAGTAAGACAAGGCAAATACACATTAAGTACACCTATGCATGAAATGAAGAAGGATTTAGAAGCCAAAATAATAGTTTACAACAACCACCCTATCGACAAATGGTGCCTTAGTAATATGGAAGTGCAGACAGATATTAACAACAATATACAACCAGTTAAGGGCCAAGACCTTAGAAAGCGTATTGACGGCGCAGTAACTATGATTATTGCTTACGAGAGATTATCAGCTAAGAAAGATGAATATTTAAATATGATCTAGGAGGTAATTATATGTTTGAAAATCTATTCAAATCACGCAAGGATTTAGGTTTGGATTATGAAGTATTGAATGATTTATTAAGACCTCCTTCACCACCACCTCAACATAAGACAAGGGATCCATTAAATCTTTTGCTTAAGCAGCCGTTGGTAGTTGAGTGTCGTAGCGTAATAACTAAAGATGATTATATTGCAAGGCTTAAGGAACTTAAAGAACAATATGGCGGCGACGTGGTATTGCTGAATCACAATGAAGTAGCTATTGATATTGAATACTTCAAGAGTTTTAACAGGAATACAATCGAAAACAAGTAAAACAGGCCACCGCTAAACAGTGGCCTTATTATTATGAAAGGAGTTGATATATTGGGATTGCTTGATAGATTTAGGAATAAGAATCCTACTGCTGAGCGTATAACCATGGTTACCGAAAGAGGTAATGGGTTTTATGCGTGGAATGGGAAGATTTACGAGTCTGACATAGTAAGAAGCTGCATAAGACCATTTGCCAAGGGTTGTGGAAAACTCACGCCTAAGCATTTACGCAAGACTGGTGATGCAATAAAGGTTAATCCAGACATAAATATTAAGTTTTTGTTGGAGGAGCCTAATCCACTAATGACTATGCAAGTGTTTATTGAGAAGATGGCTACTCAATTTAGGCTGAATAATAATGCATTTGCATACATAAACAAGGATGAAAATGGTATACCGATAGAGATATACCCTATAACATGTACCATGGCTGAGTGTATTTATGCTAATGATGGCGAATTATTTCTAAGATTTAACATGTTAAATGGAAAGATTATAACTTTGCCTTATGCTAATGTGTTGCATCTAAGGCAAGATTTTAATGAGAACGATGTTTTTGGCACAAGTAATGCAAAAGCGCTAGCATCACTCATGAGTGTAGTAACAACTACAGATCAGGGAATAGTTTCAGCGATAAAAAACAGTGCAGTAATTAGATGGCTGCTTAAATTTAACGTTTCTCTTAAGCCTAAGGATTTAGAGGAGCAAACAAAGCAATTTACTGATAGTTTCTTAGATGTCAGTAAGTCGGTTGGTGCAGCTGCCACAGATACAAGATTTGATGCTACACAAGTTACGCCGCAAAATTATGTTCCTAACAGTAGCCAGATGGATAAAACAACTATCAGGTTATACAATTTCTTTAACACTAACGAAAAAATTATACAATCTAAGTATTCAGAAGATGACTGGAATGCTTACTATGAAAGCGAGATTGAACCATTCGCTATGCAGCTAAGTAGTGAACACATTAGAAAGTCATTCACTCGCAAGCAGAGAATTACAGACAGAATAGTCTACAGCGCTAACAATTTACAGTATGCAAGCATGAATACAAAAGTAAATCTATTGCAGATGGTAGACCGTGGAGCCTTAACCCCTAATGAGTGGCGTGAGGTGCTAAATATGCCGCCTATAGAGGGTGGAGACAAACCTATAAGGCGATTGGATACCGCAGTTGTAACAAATAAGCTAGACGCATTAGAGAGCAAAATAAAGGCATTGGAAGGTGGTGCAACAAATGCCTAAGATTATAGACAACTTGGATAAGTTGCTGAACGTTACAAATGTTAAAAATGACTCAGCAGACTTATATATCTATGGAAACATTGTAAGTAGTTGGTGGGGTGCTTGGGAAGATACAGACCAATACCCTGGAAAGATTAAAAACTTCCTATCAGGAGTTAAAGGTAAGAAGTTAAACGTCTACATTAATAGCGGCGGTGGAGCGGTATTTGCTGGGATGGCAATATACAACATGATAAAACGACATGATGGTGAAAAAATTGCACATATTGATGGAATAGCTGGAAGTATTTCAAGTGTAATACCCTTTTCATGTGACAAGGTTATAGTGCCAAGTAATGGCACTTTTTTTGTGCACAAACCATTGGTTCAAAATATTAGTGGTAACGCTGATGATCTTAGAGGTTATGCTGGTGCGTTAGACTCATTGCAAGCCGGACTCATGGGTGTTTACGCCGATAATTTAGCCTCAGGAGCCACAGTTGAGCAAGTCGAGGAACTTGTAAACAGGGGCACCTATTTAAGCGCTAACGAAGCGATAAAGTACTTCAACATAGAGTTAGAGAAGCCAAAGAGCAACATTCAGTATGTAGCCAGCATGTTCGAGGATTACGACAATGTGCCGGACTACATCAAGAACAAATTCAACTTGGTTGAAAAATACCAGGCTCAATTAGATTTTTTAAAATTAAAAGGAGGATTTATCGAATGAACAGAGAACAATACGTAGCAAAAAGACAGGAATTAATGAAGGCGGCTCAAGAATTTCTAGCAGAAGGGGATATTGAAAAATTTAAAGCAAACAAAACAGACGTTGAAAATCTTGATAAGGAATGGGAAGACATAGCACAGATGCAAGCAGAATTTGCAGCCATGGAAAAAGGTAGTAAAGTCACAGAAATTAGCACTAAAAGCGTTGCAGCTGCGGGGAAAGTAATGGATTCAACTAACAATGTTTTAGCTGATAATGTTTATGACAGCATTGATTACAGAAAAGCGTTTATGAACTATGTCACTCATGGGACTGAAATACCTGGAGAGTTTATGAATGTGGATGCTAATACAAAAACTACTGACGTAGGAGCAGTTATTCCAAGCACAGTGCTAGAAAAAATCATTGAAAAATTGGAATCAGTTGGCATGATTTTGCCACTTGTAACACGTACAGCTATTAAAGGCGGCGTTACAGTGCCTACATCTAGCGTAAAACCAGTTGCTACATGGGTAGCTGAGGGCGCTGGAAGTGACAAGCAAAAGAAAACTACAGGTACAATTACATTTGCGTACCATAAATTACGTTGTGCGGTATCTGTATCTCTTGAAACAGATACAATTGCATTATCAGTATTTGAAACTACTTTGATTAACAATGTAACAGAAGCCATGGTTAAGGCTCTTGAGCAATCAATCATTACTGGAACAGGCACAGGGCAACCTAAGGGTATCCTCGCAGAAACGCCAGCTTCAGGCCAAGCATTAGAAGTAACAACATTAACTTACTCAACTTTAACGGAGGCGGAAGCAGCTCTTCCACTCGCTTATGAGAGTGATGCGGTTTGGTGTATGAATAAGAAATCATTCATGGCATTCATCGGTATTAAGGATTCTGCTGGCCAGCCTATTTGCAGGGTAAACTACGGTATTAATGGTAGACCAGAAAGAACATTAATGGGAAGAACGGTTGTGCTAACTGATTACATGCCATCATTTGCGGCCCCAGCAGTAGCAACGAACACTTTCGCATTCCTGTTCAACTTCAACGATTACGGGCTTAACACGAACTACAATATGACAATCAAGAAGTATGAGGACAATGATACTGAAGATATGGTTACAAAAGCGATCATGTTAGTAGATGGTAAAGTGCTAGACAAAAACTCTCTTGTAACTCTTACAGTTCCAGTAGCAGGATAATAATGGTATAAGGCTAGTGACATTGAGTTACTAGCCTATTTTTATGGGCGGTGATATAGTGCTAGAAAAAATAAAGTTTTCTGTGAGAATAACTAATTCAGTGTTTGATGATGAAGTGCAGGAGTTTATAGACGCTTGTTTAAAAGACATGGAGAATATAGGTATTGATGTGTCTGATGAAGAAGATGCACTAATTATACAGGCTTGCAAGACTTATGCTAGATGGCAGTATGATTTTCGCGGCAAAGGCGAGCAGTATAAAGAAGCTTACTTTATGCTAAAGAATCACCTTAGTATGTGTGGGGATTATATCTCAACGGAAGAGGTGTAATATGTGGATAGATACATGTACTCTTGTTAATGTAGTTGTGGTTAATGAACCTGTTTACTCAGAGGATGAAGTTAAGATCGATAACATATTTTGCGAGATATTTAGTCCCGGCAGTCGTGAGTTTTATGCTGCTCAAGGTGTAAATATTAAGCTAAACAAAGGATTTAAGGTGTACGCTGTAGACTTTGATGAAGAAAAAACCAGATATGTTGAGCTAACCGTTAATGGTGTAATTAAGAGATACAAAATAGAGCGGTCATACATCAAAGACGATATAGCTGAATTGTATTGCGGATTGGCGGTGTAACCATGGGTATGTTAATGAGAGTTAGTGGCACAGATGAAGATTTTGGAAAGTTTATGTCTGCTATAGTTGTGGATTGTGATGTAGCTGCCGTTGGTGCTGTATCAGATATAGCTGAGGTTACTAAAAAAGCAGTTGTGAGAAGATTGTCTGCAGCAAGATACTCTCCAATCAAGAAAGATGGAACGCAGGGTTCAAGACCTAGAGAAATCCATATGGCTGATGATGTAATTATTAAAAAAACTAGAGATAAGTATGGTTATCCTGTTGTAAGAGTACAAGGAGGCAAAAAAACAGGTACATTATGGCACATATTAAATGATGGCAATTATGGCAAAGAGGGTAATCACTTCATGGATAATGCTATAGCTGATGCAGAAAGCCAAATAGATAGTATAGTAGATATGGCAATGAGAAAGGCGGGGTTTTGACATGAGACAGCCTAATCGTGAAGAGTATAAACAGTTAAAAAGGCAAGGTTTTAGCATTAAACCTTTGTGTAAGGTATGGCCTTTTTGGGATAAAACACTAAAAAACGAAGAATGGAAAAATAATTACTTAATGAAAAACAATACTGTTTTAGTTGGTGTAAGCAAAGGTAATTTAACTGTATTTTCATTGAATTATCTTTATGAAAAAGGGGTTTTGACATGATAAATACGGTGTATAACATATTGAAAGTGTTAAATTTCCCATGTACATGGCAATTAAGGGCACCATTTGGTACTAAAAATACCGTTATATCTTATCATTTTTTTGGTGAGAGTGGTGAAGAGTATGGAGACGGTGATTACACCGAAGAAACTGGAAGTTGTCAAGTAGATGTTTTTTGCAAAGGAGATTTCTCGAATACGGTAGAACAAATCAAGAGCCTTATGAAGCAGGGCTCTTTTTTATTTGTAAGTGGCAATGAAGAAGAGGAACAAGTAGACGGAATAGGTACTGTTTACCATAAAATTTTAATTTTTAACTATTTGAAAAGTGAGGTGTTGTAATGGGAAAGTCTATTAATATTAAGAATTTTTATCTGGCTCAAGTGACTGAATCAGCTGGCGTATTAACCTACGGTGATGCTGTGCATATACCGGGCGTAATGAGTGCCACAAGAACACCGCAAGTTGCTAGAGGCACGCAGTACGGTGATGGTGTGTTAGTTGAAGAGGAAATCGCTAAAACAGCTTACAATATATCAATCAATCACAACCATATACCTCAGGTATGGCGGGCTTGGATGGAAGGATTGATCGTAGCTGAAACAGGCGTTGAGAGCGGAACTAGTGCTGATAGACCCAAACCATTTGCTATGGGTTGGGAAATTGAAAAAACAGGTGGAAAAAGAGAAATGGTATGGTTTTTGTATTGTAAAGCTTCACCACTTGAAGAAACCACAGAGCAAAAAACGGATAATCTAACAATTGGGAATGACACAATTGTAATTACAGCGTTTGAGCATATATCTTTAGGAAGGTATTACACGAAAATAACTAGTGATAACTCTAGTGTTACGACACAAAATTTTACAGACTTTTTGACGCAGGTGCAAACAACAAATACTATTGCCGCGCCAGAACCGGAAGAGTAGGCCCTATTAATTTAGGGCTTTATTTTTATATTGGGAGGTATTTATGGGAAGAAGATTATCTATTAAGCCTTTAGAGACATTGACTTTAGAATTTGGAGACAGGGACATAGATTTCGCTATGAATAATTATGCATTAATTGTTTTGCGTGAAGAATTCGGAGACATCGGAAAGCTTGTTAAGGAATTTGAGCAGAAGCCTTACGAATTAGGGGCCATATTGCTTTATTGCGGAGCAAAAACAAACAACACGGATTTCACGCTGGATGATGCAAGGGTAATTATTGCGAGTGGCGGCAACCTTATTTTTGATAACATTATGGAAATAACAACAGATTCGCTTGTTGTAATAGGTGGGCCAGAAGTTGAAAAAAAGTACTTATTGGAGATGCAGAAGCAGATGAAGAAATAGACTTGGAATTACTTTACTACATGTACTGCTTTGAAATGAATCGTACAGAAGAAGAGTTTTATAGATCAAGCCTTGCAAAAGTTATACGCATGATAGACATAAAGCTCAATGGAGTTAAGAAGCAGGATAAAAATATAGTATGTGACAGCTTAGATGATTTTTTAGCGTAAGGAGGTGTAAAGTTGGCAAGTTTTAAAGGGTATAAGCGTACCATACAGGTGGATTTTGATTATGCTAAGGTCAAAGACGGCGTACCTAAAGTTACTCAGCAAATGGCTTTACTTAACGCTGAATTTAATAAAGCGAGTGCGCAAGTTGCTGCAACAGGCAATAGTTTTGATAGATTGGTGATACAGCAACAAAAGCTAGGTGCTCAAACTCAGTTGCAAAAAGATAAAGTTGCGCAGCTTGAAAAAGAATTAGCCAAGCTAACATCAGCAGATACAAAAAATGAAAAAGCTATTGCAAGCAAGACTATTGCTCTTAAAAATGCACAGGCACAGTTGACTAGACTTGAAACTCAGCAGAGAGCCGTTAATGCAGAGGTTGCAAAAAGTTCAACAATAATGGGTATGGCTAAGTTAGAAATGGAGAATTTTAGACTTGGGGCGGAACGCTCAGGAGTTAATCTTGGCAAACTTAAAGCGGATTTTATCGCCACAACACTAGCTATAGCAGCATTTGCAACGGTGACAACCAGAGCGTTTTTGACATTTGATAATGAGATGATTAAGTCTCGTACAATCATGGATGAAACGCAAGTAAGTTATAAACAAATGAGTAAAGATGTATTAGATATGTCATCCAAGTATGGCATAGCGGCTGATACCATGGCTAATGCAAACTATGAAATAATATCGTCTAACGTGGAGACATCTAAAGCTAATATCGTGCTAGAACAATCAGCAAAACTGGCAAAGACTGGGTTTACTGATGTTGCAGTAGCGGCAGATATATTGACATCTGTGATGAATGGATACGGAAAGAGTGCAGAAGAATCAGCGGCAATAGTTGACACGTTTATCATTACTCAGAAAGTAGGAAAACTTACTGTTGGAGAATTAGCAGCTTCCATGGGTGACTTGATTTCCGTGTCTGCTAGTGCAAAGGTGCCGCTTGAACAAATTGAAGCAGCTATAGCAACAATGACATTAAGTGGTGTTAAGGCTGATACAGCAATCACAAACGTTAGACAGATCGTGAGCGCATTGATTTCGCCCACAGCAGAAGCAGCCTCAGCCGCTAAAGAATTAGGGATACAGTTTAATGCTGCTGCATTAGAGAGAAAAGGATTTGCAGGGTTCATGGAAGATGTTATGCGTAAAACAGGCGGTAGCACTGAGGCTATAGGTGCTCTATTTGGAAACATTAGATCATTAAGCGGTATGCTTAACTTGACAAAAGATGGAGGGCAGAAATTCGCTGAGGTTCTAGACCAAATTAAAAACTCTGGCGGTGCAACGGATGAAGCATTGGCACTACTTGGAGAGACTAGCGGTGCAAAACTCAATAAATCGCTGAATGATTTAAAAATATCTTTAATTGAGATGGGAGATGCTATTAGTCCTATTGTTGATTTGTTGTCTAAGTTGGCAGGATTTATAGCGGCTATTCCGGCTCCGGTATTATTAGGGGTTGTAGCATTTGCAAGTATGGCTAAGATTTTAGGGCTACTTAGTACAGCGCTTATCGCCTTAGGTGCTGGCAGTGGTATAGCTGCTAGTGGATTAGGTGCATTGGGTTTAGCAGGTGGTATATCTTTGCCTGTAATACTTGGTATAGCGGCAGCAGTAGCGCTTGTAGTGGGATTGCTTGTATTGCTTACGAGAGGCTCAAATGAAGCCAGCGCAGCACTAAAAAAAGTGGGTAGTGATTCAGCGAATGTTGCTAGTCAGGTGCAACAGCAAACGGTTAAGCTGCAAAGTGTTGTTAAGCAATCAGCAGCTAAAACAACAACTATAGGAAAAAGTTACTCAGATATGAGGGGATACGCCACAGGTACTAACTACGTGCCAGAAGATGGCGTATATGATGTACACGCTAACGAGAGATTATATTTACCTAAAAGCACTAGAATAACTAACCCAAGGGAGACAGCTCAAGACAACGCTAACAATATGGTTGATATGAGCGACACCAATAATCTATTAGGTGCACTCATAGGCGAAACAAGGGAATTAAGAAGCGCATTTAAGGATTGGCCAAGACAGCAATCATTGAGAGAGGCGACTAGATAGGAGGCGATAATTATATATGTCTAATGTATTGGAAATAAAGGCTGCCGCAAACGGCCGTTGGAATAAAAATATCAATACAGGCGTTACGAGTAAGAATACTATATATCCAAGGTGTGTTAATCTATATGATGGCACGCAATACTTGCATGGGATAGGGTTTATATTTTTTGATAATTTGAATTTGTCCGATACTGACGAAATTAGTATGTATGTAAGCATAGATGCAGTGGATTATTACACAAAACCCTTGAAATTCGGGTACTACAACTCTAAGCAAACTATAGATACGGTAACATACGACAGCTCTAAAACACAATTCCATGTAATAACTTCTCCGTCAGAAATGTCTTACGAGTTTGATTTAGATTATAGGGCCGCAAATAATGGTTTATGTTTTTGGGTAGATCAAAGCGCTAACGCTTCGGACAGTTGCGCAGTGGAAATAGATAATATCAGCAGAGATACTTATCCTAAACTCTTATTAACAATAGACGATGCAACGGTGTCAAATATTGCAGTCAATCAAACAGATACAGATATTAATATAATTGCATCGTGGGATTCTACTAACCAAAAGTTCTTTGAATTTGAAGCAGTGCAAGGCGGAAGTGTAATATATAATACTAGTGGAACAACGGTTGATTCTGTAACCATACCATACAATACTTTAAATGGCGCATCAACCATATTTAGGGTGCGCGTGGGTAATGGAATTGTCGGGGACGTATTTTGGTCAGATTGGGAAGAATACAGCGAAACACTAATAAAGAAAACTCCAATAATATCAATTTTAGAACCAAACAGTATCAACAAACTATTGTCACAATCTATTTTGGTTGAGTTTACTGGGTCAAATATATCTAGCTGGAAGTATGAAACTATACAGGGTGGAGTTGTTAAGTATACAGACCAAGGGACAACAGCAAGAGAAACGACAATACCACCTAATGTATTAAGCACGGGAGCCGTTACTAGCAGATTAACAGCTACATATATTCCAGTTTGGGCTACTAATTCAAGTCAATATAGGACCTCGATAAAAGAGGTAACTTTTACGGCGTATGGTCCACCGCCTAATCCTACACTTAATCTTGACACTATTTATAGTACGGCCTATCCACTGTTTGAATGGACAGCAAGTAGCGAGCAAATGACATGGCAGATTAAGCTATTGGATGGCTCAACAACAGTATTTGATACTGGCGAAACGTCTGGAAGTGCTGCAAGGCAATATCAGCACGATGAACCACTAGAAAACAATAAGGTATATCAAGCACAACTAAGAATAAAAAACCAATACAATTTATACTCTGCATGGGTAAGCAAAAACTTTGAGGTGTCTTACGCTGAATTGGCGCAGCCAACATTTAATATTTATGGCAATCAACTCGAAGCATGTATAGTGCTTAATGTCTACAATGATGATAGTGAGGATTTTTACAAGGCACAAATTTATAGGCGTGAATTAGGTACGGATACTTGGTTACAAATAGCTGATGATATCGCGCAAAATGACGAATATAAAGACTTTGAATGTGCTAGTGGTATAACTTATGAGTACAAAGTTAGAGCTATATCCGTTGAATTAACATATACAGATAGTGACACAAAAACAATGTCTGTTATATTTAAATATCCGAGGCTCAGTATCGCTGGAACGAATGATTTTATGATTTTCGATGGTAACTTTTCAGCTACTGCAAGTTATGACGATGGCAAAAGTTATCAACTGTACGCCGGATTAAGCAAGCCGAAGGAGTCTAGATCACTTACGGACTACAGGGTAATTGACGTACAAGTCGATGTAAAATACAGCGATTTAAATAATCTAATGAGAATCATAAATACTCAAAGCACATTATTTTTGAGAGACAGTAAAGGACTTGCGGCTTATGGTTCAGCGGCTATTAAGAGTAAAAAGGATAATGTATTGTTTAGTAGATGCAGTATAGGGCTTACTTTTACAGAGACTTATTACGGAGGTGTTCAGGATGTCATTCAACCAGAATCTAATGAGTTCTCTATCAAGGAGTGGTAATATCAAATGGTGGGAGTATCAGTTGTTAGATAGTGATGATGTTTTCAAGAAGAACTTGAATTGCGTAATCTCTCACTCACAAGATTTCAATTCACTATCAAGGATAAAAAGCACATCCACTATAAACATAACAGATGATGAAGATATAAATTTTCTCACTGATCGCATAAAAATTATAAGATGTATAAAGACGCTCCAAGGGGTTTATAGGTACCCGATGGGCGTATTTTTATTGTCATCACCACAAAAAACTATCAATTATGGGGTTGTGAGTAGGTCTATACAATGTTGCGACAAGCTGCAAATACTTGATTGGAAAAAGACGAGGAAAATAGAAGTTATTCCGGCTGGCACAAATGTTGACAATGAGATTGCTAGATGGCTAGGCACTTATCAATATACTATTCCGGACAGCGGTAAAGTCACTAATAGCGATAAGGCATTTGATGGCGGTACGCCTTATCTGGACATTGTTAATTATCTACTAGACATAATTAATTATACTAGCCTATATGCAGACCAAAACGGATTTTATGCAGCACAGCCGTACGTGTTACCTATAGATAGGGTTGTAGATGTAACATACACTGACACAGAAAATCATGCACTAGAAAGTGTGGTAGTTGAAGAACTTAATACGTTTGGTATATACAATGTTTTTGTAAGATATGTGGAGTTATCAGATGGCACGGGGATGAGATATGAATATGAAAATACCAATGACGATAGCCAGTTTGCTTTACAGAATTTTCCTTATGAGATTACAAGCTATGAGCAGCTTAACGATATAGCGGACACGGACACGTTAGAAGCTAAGACACTAAGGGATGCAAACGAAGCCACTCAATCATATTCTCACCTAACATTTTCAACCATGATAATTCCATTGCATTGGTATATGACTACTGTATTTGTGCAATATGATACATCTATTAATGACAAGTACAGTGAAACAAGCTGGAACATATCAAGCAGTTTAGAAGATAAAATGGAACATAACACAAGAAAGGTGGTGGCATTTTAATGTTTAAGAGGGCTACAGTAACAAGCATTTCAGGAACAAGGGTTAATGTATTATTTGTAAGCGAAGAAACTGCCACAGGCCCGTATGATAGATTAAGCAGCTATACGCCAGTTATTGGCGACAAGGTGCTCATGGCCCTTGTTAATGGCACGTATATCTGCTTAGGGAAGGTGGTATAAATATGCCTATTGACTGGCTAAGGATATTTAAAACATCGCTACCCATCAAGGTATTGGGTGATACAGTTGCGTTTACGAAGGATGAAAATGGATACGGGGGTACCTATGTAAGCCAAGATGATGGCACCCTATTGCCTATGGATTTTGGACTACCTGAACAAATAAGCATTTTAAAAACACCTAATAAGATGACCAATATTACAGACAGAATGAAAAATGGGGACACAGTTATAATTGTGTGTATTGGAGATAGCGTAACCTATGGAGATTTAGGAACTGGTAGAGCTACCACTCCATACCCTTTAAGGCTACAAGCAACCTTGAGAAGTTATTACAATAATAACAATATTACTGTAATCAATAAAGGTGTTAATGGAAGAAAGTCAGGCGTGGGACTATCAAATTTCCAGACAGATGTAGTCGAAGAAAATGCCGATTTAGTGATAATTATGTTTGGCATCAACGATGCATCTGGCACGTCAAGCATAACTCCAATAGAAGATTTTAAAACTAATATTAGCGATATGATCGATATTGCCATAGATAATCAGATTCAAGTTCTGATTTTACCCACAACCCCTACCTCTAATACGGCATTTGGAGAAAATAATAAAAAAATATATAATTATGGGAGAGCAGCAATTGAAGTAGCTCAAAAATATAATGTAAATTATTTAGATATAACTCATAAGTTGTATGAAATATACAATAACAAAGACTATTCAGTATATGATTTGCAAAATTATGATTATGCTCATTTCACGCAAACGGGATATCACCTTTTAGGGGATTTAATTTTTCAATATGGGTTAAATATATTCAAAAATATATTGACAGTTAAAACGAATGAAAGATCAAGTATTCCTGCTGTTAATTCATCACTAATGAAAACAGACCTAACATCTACAGGGACAAATACTGCTCAATTTCATTATAGAAACTACACTGGGTTTAAAAATGGGTCTGCTGGCTCATATTTAAATTTTGAATTTTTTGTTGATGTAAAAGGTGTTGATTTGTATTTATTGTCACCCAAATCAACATATGGCGGAAAATTAGATGTGTACGATAATGGAGTTTTGGCGCGGACGATTGATTTTTATAGTAAAGATGATGTTCTATATGATGCTAAAAGCCTTATTTTATCAAATATGACACAAGGATATCATAAAATAGAACTCAATATATCAAACCTAACACAAGGGCAATCTTTGCAATCAGGGTATGTTATGTATCTATCTGCCTTTGAGTTTGAACCTTCAATATTTGTAGATAACACTAAAAGATATAGTACAAATTCCAATTTAACCCCATATGAAACGATGAAAAAACTTATTGATGGAACTATAAAATACACGGGTTTATCTGGTTCGTATAATCAATTAGTGATAACAGATACCCACACAGTCGAGTCTTTAAGTGGAAAAACGCTTATAATCGAGGCAGAGGGGAGATTTTTTGATAAGTCAGGGATTTTGTTTTTTGCAAATAAAGCAGGTAATTCTAACACTGTAGGATTTAATTTTGGATATGTGTTGGTATTAGGTACTACAAGCATATCTCTTTTTGCTCCTAGTGGATTAAATGGAGCAGTAATAAGCATAGCAACAGGCACAGTGACATTAAATTACTCAAACGATCATATTATCAGAATAGAAGTCCAATATGACGGTACAATTGTTATAAAAGTTGATGGCACAACTTATATAACTGCATCTAATACAGCAATTAATTCTGGTTATGTTGGGCTATATAGCCAAGCGTTGTCAAGTCCACTAACAGCAACGGTTAGACGACTTGAATATTGTTATATATAATAAAATTTCAGTTTTATAACGCCAAGAGGGCGTATTTTTTATGCCCTCTTTAACAAAAGAAAGGGGAACCGGGCTAGTGAATGAAAACCAAATTAAAGAGTTAACCGAGACTACATCCAGAAGCAAAAGCAACACTCATAGGATAGATAAACTAGAGGAACAACAAAATTTATTGCATGAAATGAACAGCAATATTGCAGCAATAGCTGAACAAACAAAATACACAAAAGAAGAAGTTAGCGACCTTAAAAAGGATGTAGAAGAGATTAAGATGAAGCCCAGTAAATTGTTAGACGGAGTAAAAGAAAATGCACTTGGGGTTATTGTGGGTGCTATAGTGGGTGCTATCATAGCACTGGTATTGTAGGAGGTGTTTAGATGTTTAAAATTAAAATAGAACGTACGCCTAAGCCAAAAGGCAGATTTAGTAAAAGGATAATTATATTAATGTTACTCTTTTTGCTATTGTTTACAGTGTCCAATATAGGTCTGTTTTACTTAACTGGTAATGAGCCATCTACACTAATAACTTGTGTATTCGCTTTTTGTGGGGCAGAAGGTGGTTATTTAGCATTTGTAAAAAAACTAAAAAACAAAGGAGATAATGTAGATGGAATTTAATATGATTATGGCTTTAATTGTAGTAGTTTTTACAGTGGTTTCCATGGTGTTGGTACCATGGCTTAAAAAACAAAAGCTTTGGATAGGCGCCTTATTTGCAGTCAATATTATAGAGCAAATATGTGCCTTTTTAGAGCTCCAAGGTTACGGGGTTAAGAAGTATGCATTTGTAAGAAAAGTGCTTATTATGCTTAATCCTAAGCTATCAGAGCAGCAAATAGAAATCATAATAGAGACACTTGTAGAAAAGATGAACGCATTGAAGGGGGCATAATGATGCAGATATCAAAAACAGGAATTGATCTAATTAAATCTTTCGAGGGATGCTCATTGAAAGCCTATCTTTGCCCAGCAAAAGTCTGGACAATCGGATGGGGTACAACCGGCACTGTAGATAGTAAAAAAATAGGTGCTGGCATGACGATAACTCAATCAAAGGCAGACAGCTTACTTACTAGCCGTCTAGTATCTTATGAAAATGCAGTTAAAAAATATGTGACATACAACATCAATCAAAACCAGTATGATGCGCTTGTCTCATTTACTTACAACTGTGGAGCAGGCGCATTGCAAAAGTCTGACTTACTAAAACATCTAAACAAGGGTAACGTAACAGCTGCAGCTAATCAATTTGACCTGTGGACTCGTGGTGGTGGAGTAGTTCTTGCTGGGCTTGTTAGACGCCGGGCTGCTGAAAAGAAACTATTTCTTACTCCTGTAAAAAAGGATGTAGACCTAGAAAAAGCTGTCCAGGTACTTGTAATTCGCAACATCATAGGTAGCCCAGCGGCGTGGGGAAGTGTAGAAGCAATCAATCTCAAAAATGTACCGGCACTCCTGAGTAAAATGGGTGGAGTAGACCGATTAGCAAAAGACAAGGTTATATCAGATACATTGTTGTGGACAAGTGGCACGTATAAGGCCGACCACGTCCGTAGCTTAATAATTAAATATGCAAATTTAGGGTAGAGGCTTGGGCTTCTACCCTCTTTTTTTATTCAATAAAATAGAATTTTGAAAAGCTATACATTTGCTTAATTCAAAAAATTTGCTATAATAATATAAAAACTAGGCGGTGGTAAATTGGGAGATAAAAAGGAAAAGAGCTCAATTGAAAAATATGCAGAAATGAAATTAAAACAAGAGCAGCTAAAAGGGTTTAGCACTTTAATTACTTTCGTAGTTGTAATATTTCTAATAGTAATCGGTATTATATACTCATTAATATGATAGGGGGATGATGCAATGAGTTATGATGATGATAGTGGATGGTACATAGGCATAAGCGGCGCATTAATAGTATTAATCGTGTTGGTTTACTTCTTTACACCATTACCTAGATTAATAACAGGCATATTCGATAATATTAAAAATATATGGCCCATAGTGACTATAATTTTATGGGATGCTGTAGCGATACCGATATCAATAATATGGGCTTTAGATGTCAAGAAGAAGGATAATAAAACAATGTAAAAGATAATGCGTTTTTAATGCATTATCTTTTTTCATGGCCGTTTTTCAAAGGAAATAATTAGAAATAAAAAGTAATTGTTTCTACTGGGCATCAAGCACTGTCCATGCGTACCAATAGCTTGGCGTTTCGCTGTTTACACTTAGCTCATTCGTAATGAGCAAGTCGTGGGTTCGAATCCCATCATCAGCTTTACAGTACCATTTATAGTGAAATTTTTATGCAAAGAAAAGCTCTAGGTA